CTCTGCCATCTGCGGCATACCTGCGCTGCCATCTTCTGATTCAGCGTGCGGCTCGGTGTCCACATCTTCGGTAATCTCTAGCCCATCTTCGGGAATGCCCACCGCGCGAACGTGCGGCTCATACCGCGCCCATGCCACGCCGCGACCGCCAAGAAACCGATCTTCGACGCATTGACGCATTGTGGCGCGGAAATCGGGGTAATGCTCAATCTCAAAGTCCAGCGCGCGCTCAACTAGCTGCGAGGCCACGCGACCTATTGGGTCATTATCACCGAAGCGACGCGACACATCGGCTTTCGGTAGGCGTGCGTAAACGGCGGGGATCAACGTCTGCACGTTTGACCACAGGATGTTGAACTTCGCCGTTTCGTTAGTGTTTTGGGAACGATTATCATCGCGGTAACGCTTGATGATCTTTTGTGTACGCGCTTCCCATTTCTTGAACTCACCGTCGTACTGAGCGATGACGTTCATCCACTTTTGCACGCCTGTGCTTTGTTGTTCCATGTTTATCGCCTAATGATTAAATCGCTGATTGGCACATCGTATGATTCTTCGGGAAATGTAGCGCGACGTTGTTCAGTAGTTAAATTTCTTCGTCTTTGCGTTGCTCTTGCTTCAGCTTCGCCAGCAAGGCTGCGGTATAAATCAAATCGCGCTTGCCCGCTTAAATTTGCTATGACTGCTTTGCTGTCAATGTCTTGCGCTTCTCGTTCAAGTTGCAAACCTTTCTTTCTTGCGCCCGGCTTTACTATGCGACTAGGATCAAGCGGATCATTGGCTTTTGAAAGATTAAACAACTCTTTTGCTTTTTGTCTTTTTTCTTGAGCAATTTCCTCAAGTGTCATAATCATTGATTCGGGACTACCGCCCCTTGCAAATCCTTCTTTCTGTTGGATTGCGTGCTGCAACTCATGCAAAGCAACGCTGCGTTGATCGCCTGTGCTTGGCGCTCCAACTACCATTGATTTAGCATTTTGAGCGTAACTTCCGCTTGGATTTATATCGGCATAAAAATTTGCTTTGATGTTTTGCAGTTCCGGATATGCTTTATAAAGTTCATCGTGTGATAAACCTTCGCCAAGTAATCCTTTAAACATTTTATCTTGAGAATTAACAATGCTTTTAGGAACGGCTTCAGTAATTTTAGATTGCGCGTCGCTTATTTCCTGCCGCCAACTGCCTTCAGGCCCCTTCCACGTCCCTGTTTCCCGCCAAATATCTTGCGGTGATGCACCAGCTTTTTCCATTTGTCGAGCCATTGTTGCTTGTGAAGCGTTCCAATTTTTAGCGTTTTCGCCAATAAAAATGTGCGGCATCATTCCCGACCGAATCATGTGCTGTTCAAGCCCTTGCGCTATCTTCGGCGCTGCAAACTTTGCAGTAGCAACTGCGCCTTTAGCAGCAAACGGAGCAAGTCCAGCAGCGTCAGCGCCAAGCAAAAACAAATCCGCATCTTCCTGCGCTTTTTTCCACGCAGGATAGCGTTCGTCCATGATAGACGTTGGCGCGGTCATTAGTTCGCGTGACTTAGCAACCTGTCGCGCCATCATTGGATTGACGGTCGCTGGACGAGTAATGTCGTCCATTCCCTGTTGATATTGCAACGCTGCGGCTAGGCGTGGTGCTTCAGCCATTCTTGTTTTCCGGTTTAACTGTCTTAGCTGATTCACGGAACGCTTTTGCGGTCGGTGCGCCCGCTTCGCCGGGCTTACGCATATGCTCGCCCGAACCGTGCTTGATCCGCTCCTGCTTGGCTAAGATATTGGCGTATAGCCCCGGCTTATTCATCATGCCGAGAATATTCCGACAGCCATGACCTCAACGCCTGCGCCGGTAGTGACTTTCCACGCACCGTTTGCGCTCACAGCATTGATCTCAATGTTGTAAACGTTGATGCCTGTACCTGCAAGCGCGGGCAGTATGGTATGCGTCAAGATGCCCGTTCCAGAACCGTCAACGATCAAGACGTTGCCCGTTGCTGCGGTCGAGACGGTACAAATCAACCTGTGCAAATAATCACCGACTGCACCTGTACCGCCCAAGACCTGCGCGGTCTGTGAAGCTGCAACGTGCTCATATTGATAACGATAGGGATTGGATACGCCGCTCATATTCTGCTACTCCTTTGTGATTTGGTGGTTGCCCACATATCGTTCAGTGTGACCGTATTCTGCGGCCCGACGATCAGCGGGCGAATTGTATCGGGTGCTTTAACTTTTGGTTCGGCACGCCACGCGATTGCGAGCATCCTGAAAGCGTCTGCTGGGTGAGATGTCCAATCGTGGCGTGGCGTTTGTCTAAATGCTTTTTTATCCTCATCGTACTCGCGCTGGTATTGACGCAGCGCCTCGATGCCTTCGTGACAGTTGTCGGCATCAAACCACACGCGCGGCAACATCTGCCGCACGGCTTGAATACCGTCTTGCACTGACAGGTCGGGCACGATCTTGAGCGATGAGATGCCGAGATGCTCGGCAAGTTGTTCGATGATGGATTTGCCTTGTGCTGCTAATGTCTTTGCTTTTGCGTCGTGCGGCAGATAGTGCTTGCCGTACTTGTATGGTTTTGACTTGATGACATCGGCAAGTTCGGCGATGTTTGCGCCTGATATGGCGAAATAGTCAATGACGTGGATTTCGCCTGCGATGACTTGATAGAACCAAATCGCCGTGTCATCGCGGTAGCCCAAATCCCATGCGGTATGCACTGGTAACTCAAACTGATATTCGACCGCAGTGATGCGACCTTCGTCATCTGCCTCGCGCAGTTCCTTTCCGTAAAACGCGCCAAGAATCGCCGCTTCAAATGAGCATTCGTATTCTTGCAGATATTGATCTTCGGATAGCTGTGCGCGCGCGGCTGCCAATTCGGTGTCGGGCAACAGTCCTGACTTGCTGGCGGGCAGCGTCAGGTGAAACCATTCGCCCTTGCTGCGTTGTGCAATTGAGTAAATCGACCAAAACTGATTCTTGCCTTTCGGCGTACCGCCAAACACGCACCAACCCTGCTTATCGGATAGGGCTGGTCGGATGACGTTACCAAACACGCTTGGTTTGAAATCGCCGTATTCATCCAAGTACACGCCCGAAAATCCTAACCCGCGAATACCGTCTGCGTTGTCTGCGCCAAATAGACGAATCTTTGCGCCATTGACCATTGTGACGGTCAGTTCCGCTTCGTTGCTGTCAGCCATGATGGGCTGTGCGTAATGCTTGAGATAATCCCAAACAACGGATTTTGCTTGCGAGCGATAAGGCGCGACGTAACCGAACAACGGCATTTTGTCTTTGCTCATAATCGCTGCTCGGATGATGTCGTTAATTGCAGCGACGGTTTTTCCTGCGCGTCGATGCGCGACAAGACACGCCCAGCGTTCTGTGCGGTTATGGAATGGCATGAACGCGTAGCGTGGCGCATAGGGCAGGACTATTTTGTTGGTTCCGACCATGTGATGTGCATTGCCTGTGGTGCTCCGTCAGGCCCACTCATCTCAGTGCGCGCCAGTTTAGGGATGTGATACTCGATTGCTTTCAAATACAGATCAGCCGCTTTTGCGGGGTCTTGTTCAGCGACTTGGTTAATCCAGCCCTCAAAACGCTCTACATTGCGTTGTGCAATAAGTGCAATGGCTGCCCTTACATCCTGCGTAGCTTTGTTAGGAACGCCTTGTCGTGATCCACCGCCGGTCTTTATTCCTTTTGCCATAGTTTTGTGTCGCTCTTTATCTCTATTTGCGATAAGGCATCTTTTTCATTGCTTCAGCCAATCGCTTGCCTTTGTCCGCTTGGTTAAACTCTTTCGCAACGGCAACAGGCACGCCCACTTTCTTTGCGAATTCGGGGCTATGCGCTGCCGCAGCCATCATTCGTGCTTGTGCTGGTGAGTGTGAGGGCATGGTTATCTCACTTGAGGTATTTAAGTTTGTAAATTGTTGTGTCCAAAAGTTCTTGGATGTTGTCTACCAGTTGGTTGAGTTCGGAATCTTGCGGTAATTTGCCGCGCACATCACCGACAAATTTGTTGACTGAGACAAGGTAACGCACAGGGTCATCGTGTTGGTGATATTCGGACGGAAACTTTTTTAGTTGTCCGTACTTGCCCATGTACGCTTCGGCGTATGCGTCCACCAAGTCGATGATTGAATCATAGTATGTGCCGAGTGCAACGTGCTTGGCGTAGCTGTCAGTTGCCCAATGCATAAGATGCGTATTGGTGCCGCTGTGCAATAACGCCAAAAGAAAATTCGTAACGTATTTTTCCAAGATTTTTGCCTGTTTTAAGAGAAATACAATTGAATTCTGAACTTTTTTATGTTTTTGTCAATGAAATTGATTGCGCGAGCATTGATTGCACAACGTGTTCAACGCCGACCTGATCGGTGACGACGGCGTGGCAACCAGTCCAACCTGTTAGAAAGCGTGTTTGATCTTCGGTCAATGTACCTTTTGGCATTTTGACTTCCACTAGCCAAGTGATGCCGCCAAACGAAACCAACAGGTCGGGCACACCTTTGCCAAGCGCGGCAAGTGACAACACCGCGCAACCGGCATTCCTAAACCCTTGCACTATTTGAGAATGATTCCCATCTACTCTTGCTGCTCGGCGCATATCAATCCTTTCAAACGTTCAATTTTCGACCATCAAAAACGGCGCGCAAACACGCCGTTTTTTGGTCAACTGTATCGTGATACGTATCCCTTAAGAAAGACCATAAAATACAAAATCTTGTATTTTTTTGTCCAAAAAGATGTGATACGTATCAAATACAAAAACGCGCTAACTGCGTGTTTTTATGTATGTTTTCCAACAAAAACCCCCAAAACATACCCCCCTATCTATCGACTTTTTGTATCACCCAAAAACATCAAAGATATGTTGATACAGAATACCCCCCATCTTAGCCTTCATCTTTTGCCTTTTTTCCGGCTGCCGTGAGCACAAATCTTTTGCGATAACGGCGTACCAATTTCTCTTTTTCAAGGTCTTTAAACAACCGCTGAACCTTGCCAATGTATGGCTGACCTGTCTTGGTGAGCCAGCCCAAACGCTCGGCATAATCGCGTAAAGACAGTTTG